TTTTAACAGCTTCTATCTTCAAAAACAATTTAGGAATACCTTCACTCATCAAGTGTTCAAAGGTAAATTGTCCATCATAATTTTCAACGATATACTTTTTTAACTTTTCCATATCAGTTACCTTAATTATCTAAAGATAAATATAATAGTCTTTTATTTAAGGTATAAAAGAATACCCCCCAAATGGAGGGTTATATCTTTTACTCTTTATTCTTACTAAATATTTTAGTTGCTCCATCGATTCCGAAAGAACCTAATACGATAATAACAAATGAATTGAAGATAGTATCATCGATAACTAAATCTTGTCCCATAATACCTGTTACTACATCCGCACCTGCGAATAATGCCATCACTGCGAATGCTGCAAAACCAACTACATTTTTTTCGTTGATATCGTTTGAATCCTTAAAAATGTCCTTAAATGCCATAATAAATTTCTTTAATTAAATTATTCTAATAACTTATTAACGAAACCTATTTGGTATAAATATCAAGTTTTGAGTAAATCAAAGAGTTTGTATGAAGTTAGACACTTCTTGTCTAATTAAGTCCTTTCCCCGTTTTGCTTGTTGGTCTTTATTTCCTATCGAAACTATTTTATCTTTGAATGAAGGTTCTCTATTAATAACATCTTCCGTTATAAATACACCATCTAATACAAACTGTTTTATATCATGACCTTTTTGAATTGCTGCTATTGCTCTCATCATACCAATTGTATCTTCTGGACCATAACCTCCCAACGAATCTGGTATTCCTATAAATTGCCAAAACTCTTTTGAGTATAAAGTATGCATACCACAACCAAATTTAATAGTTGGTATTTGTCTCATAACTAATTTAGTTGGAGTTTGTGTGTATGCTTTATCAACTGTTTCTTGTGTTAAAGCAGGAGTATCTTTTAGACCTTCCCCAACTAAATAATCCCAACTTCTATCCCACCACTTTGGTATTGATGGAGATATTATATATTTACCATCTAACTTTTCAGATGCTCTTAACTGATATAATAGTTGATGTTCGTGAAGTGCGATATCACTATCTACAAAAATAAATTGGTCAAAGTAATCTATTTTTATTGACTCTCGTTTTTGTTGAGTTGTTCCCCATAGTGAATCATCTAATATAATTTGATTTATGTTTTTCATTCCTTTATAGGCAAATTCGTTTGTGAATTTTTCCATAAAGTAATCTTGTTTTAATTCACTTTTATTCCAATCGGTCAACTTTGGATTTAGATTTAACGTTGCTTTTATTGTAACATCATAATCTTTTGCGTGAAATAATGCAATTCTATACCTTTCCATAAATCGTTGAAACATTTCCAACTCATTTGGCATAATATGAATACATACAAGTGTTTTCTTAGTCATCAAAATATATTTTTGAAATGTGGTTTAATCATATCAATAGGATTTAATTCAACGATATCAATCTGAAAAATATCATAGTTGAAAGAACCCACCTCACCAGTTTCTTCAATTATAAATGGTAGTTTTTTAATAAATTCCGTAAAGTGTTGATTTGTTAACTTAGTGGCATCAAATGAAATGAGTACATTATTGTTTTTTTCATTATCATACGGTTTAACCGATTCCGATATATCATACTCTGATTTTTCATTTTCAATATCTATATAGTTTTTATACTCACAATCTACATAGATAGTATCACACCAAGGTTCTAAGATTGAAAGTACTTGAGTATTACAATTCTTAACTACAAATCCAGTATCATATCTTTTAGGAACGATTGGCATCATTAAATCATCATGTAATACATCACAATGCCACTTTCTCCACCACTCTCTAAATTTGTGTTGTCTTAGAATAGTATATTCTTCTGAATCTTTTGGTTTGTACCAAATTGTACCATCAGGTAGTGGAATCTCTTTTTCTATTTCAATTCCATCTTTGAATCTACTACCTCTACAAGTCATATGATATACAAACGCATCTCTACTTTGAATCAGTTCATATCCATTTAGGTGGAATCTATTAAAGATATCAGAATCTTCCAACTCCATTGGTGCAAATAGGAAATCATGTCCACCAATAGAAACAAAATCTTCTTTGTACATCATCCAAGGTGCAAAGATACCTTTGGTAGTTCTATCTTTGTTTTCTTCCTCTTTTTGTGATACAAAGTTTAGGAAGTTTTCTTTTTGTTCTGAGAACTCATCTACTTCTAATCCGAAGTTTTGTACATACTTTTCAGGACCAGGTGGATGTAGTGGTGGTTCAATTCGAGTTGCCGAAACTACACTCATAGGTTTGAGTTGTTTCAACATATTCTGAACATAGTTTGGAGTTACCACCATATCTGAGTGTAGAATAGATACGATTGGTGTTTTTGCTAATTTGAATCCAACATCATATAATACAGTGTGTCCAACTCTATCACCACTATCGTTTCTATAAGTGATTATATTTTCTCTACCTTCTGAGTATTGAGTAATCCATTCCCAACTATTATCATCGGATGCGTCATCTAAGATTACCACATCATGTGAATCACCATAATGTTCTTCGATTGAACCTACTGCTTGTTGTAAGTATGGTAGATTACTTCTACAAGGTATTACAAATGTTATTCTATTTTCCATAACTTTCTAAATATCTTTTTAAGTCTTCAGGTGTTCCCAATCCCCACATTCTTGGGACATCAAAAGTTCTTACTTTCAAACCACCTTTGATTGCATTGTTGTAAACAGGACATACATAGAATTCGTTGTTTACTCTGATATTCTGCTCAATCATTTCTTCTGCATATTTCACAAAATCAGAACCATGCTTCCAATAGTAGAAACCAACAGTTGCCAAATCTGAGATTGGATTCTTTTCTTGCACTTCAGTTACAAAACCATCTTCATCAATCTTAGCGAAACTCCACTTAGGGTGAGTTGCTTTGAATGTTGGAATACCACCATCAGCATCGTTCTCATTCATTTTGTAGAAGAACTCATTTGAATCCCATTCTACAAATTGGTCTGAGTTGGCAAAGAATAGTGGATTATCGTTATCGATGTGTTCCTTAGCCAAAAGTGCAGTACAAGCTGCTCCTTCAGTTAATCCGTCTACTTCTACAATCTTACAATTTGGTGTGATTAGATTAAGTAAAGTATCTAAGTTAAATTTTTCTCTATGTTCTTTCTGAACTACATAGATGTAATTTGCTTCTATGTTTAGATTTTCTACCACAACTTGAATCATAGGTTTACCATCTACATCAATTAGTGGTTTTGGGAAAGTATATCCTGCTTTTTGGAATCTACTTCCTGCACCTGCCATAGGGATAAGTACATTTAATTTTTTATCTTCCCACTTTGGTTTATCATTTGTTACTCCCATTTCTATTTCTGTTAATTTCTTAAATATATTTGTATAAGTTACTTCAGTTGGGTTTTTAACTCTAAGAATATGTGCTTTCGAACGAGATGCTGCAAGTAATCCATAGGGTGAATCTTCTACGATTAAAGTTTCTTCAGGTAAACATCCCATCTTTGAAATTGCTCTCCAATACATCTCTGGATGTGGTTTAGAGTTTTGTACATCTTCGTTTGAGATAATGTAATCCATAAACTCCATAATACCCAACTTTGAAAGTACAGTCAATACCGTCTTTCTGATTGAGTTGGAACAAACTGCTATTTTGTATCCATCCTCAACTAATGCATTCATTACTGATTGTAGAGTTTGATTTGGTTCTAACTCTTTCAATTTTTGTAAAGTCAGTTTTTGTTTCTTTTCCCAAATATCAGTATGTAGTTCAGTTGGTAAACCCTTTCGTTCACTTAACATTTCTAATTTTTGGTTTGTTTTCAAACCGTCATAAGTTGATAAATGTTCTGCCCAACTAATTGCATATTCACCCAATGCCTCATTAAGTGCATCATAGTGGATATTCTTTGCTTCAACAAGAACACCATCAAGGTCAAAAATCACTAATTTAACTTTCATACTAATATACTACTTTTTTTTCATGTACTTTTATTCCTCTAAGTGATAAATCCATTTTTGGTCTTATCATTTCAAACCCACCTCTGTCTAAATGAGATTTAAGTAATAATTCGGGATGTAGTACATGACCCGAGTTTAACATATTTACTAAACTAAAATATAGATTGGAATAATAACCCATACTGTAACTATTTCCTATTGCAAATAAATCATTATAACCTTCTCTCCAATCCCAACCTTTTGGTATATAAATTTGATTCTCATTTGGTATAATATATTCAACTTTACTATCTATTTTTAAGTCAAATCTTGTTCTTATTACAATATCATATTTTTTACCTATAAGAGTTTCATAAGATTCTTTTAACCTATTTACTCTCATCATTTTATAATACATTAAGAATACAAATAAAGGTCTTGTTTCAATACCGTATGTATTATTCTTAAAAGGTTTTACATTTTTATCAAATAAATTTACCAATTCATCATCAAACTTTTCTACATCTATTGATTTAGGTGAATACATTTGTGTTAATTCATCAATAGTAACATCATCTTTTTCATCAGTAGTCCATGTGGATATAAAAACATCGGCATTATAAACATCTATAAGATTAGTTTTTATGGAATCAAAACAATCTTTAGCATTTCTTATTTTACCTGAAAGTAATACACATGCTCTCATCTCCTAAAATATACCTCTTTCTAATGGATTTATTGCATACTCTTGAAATAATATATCTAACTCAGTTTGATATTCTCTCAAATTCCAATTACCTTTAACAATAGCAGTTGCTGTATATGGATAAATCCATGAATTAAAATGACCTCCAACTCGTTTACCTTTTTTAATTTCATATAATCCTTTAGCAGAAACTTCTCTAAGAAATGGTGAGTTATTTGGTTCATCAAATATCATTTTTACATTTGATAATTCATACATTTTTATTAAGTGGTCTTTTCTCCAAACAGTTGCTTGTGTTGAAAAGTAGTATTCTGAATTTGGGTCTACATGATAAAAATTATCATTATATTTTACCGAACCATTTCCTAAACCACTATGAATTAGTCTAATAAATGCAACTTCACTATCATTTTCTAAAACATCAATACATTTTTGTAATTCATCTACCTTAACATAATCAAAAAGAATATAATCTTCCTGTGAATATATAACATAATCGGTTGGTATTCTTTTTAATGCATCTACCATTTGTTTAGAATGAGTATCGTTATCATTATAAATAAATGTTTCACCATAACCAACTTCTTCATTACAATTGAAATATATGTTTTTCATATCAGGGAAATACTTCAATACCCTTTCATAATATGGTTTGTGTAAATCCTTTGCTTTAGAATGTGTATATGTTAATAAAGATAAATTTTCCATTATAATTCATTTTTCCAAAATTCAATCATTTCATCTAAAAGAGTTTCAAAACTATATTTTGGTTCCCAACCAGTCAACTCTCTTAATTTACTACTATCACCTTTCAAATCTTCTAATTCCTCTGGTCTGAAATACTTTGGGTCTTTCTTTACATACTTAGTCCAATCCATTCCTAACTTGCCAAAGACATATTCTACCATATCACCAACCGAATGTGAAATACCAGTTGCACATACGAAATCATCTGCTTTTTCTTGTTGTAGAATAATCCACATTGCTTCTACATAATCTTTTGCATGACCCCAATCTCTCGTTGCCTTTAGGTTACCCAATCTCAATTCATCTCGTAAACCCTTTTGAATCTCAACTGCAGTTTTTACAATCTTATTACTTACGAAGTTTGAACCTCTGCGGGGTGATTCATGATTGAATAAGATACCATTAGAAACAAACATATCATAAGAGTTTCGATAGTTCCTACTAATGTTATATGCGAATACTTTAGCACAACCATAAGGTGATACAGGATGCATTGGAGTAGTTTCTCTTTGGAAACCATCATCATCTAATTGGTTACCAAACATTTCAGATGAAGATGCTTGATAAATTTTAGTATCAGGTTTTACCATTCTAACTGCTTCTAACAAATTCAATGAACCCACACCAGTTGTATTAACTGTGTAAATTGGTTGGTCAAATGAAATTCTAACATGAGATTGTGCTGCTAAGTTGTAAATCTCATCTGGTTGTGCTTCTTTAACGATTCTAATCAAAGATGCTAAATCAGTCATATCTACATATTGAAGATTGTGTTTGATTCTATCGTAAGTTGTATCCAATCTTGAGGTTTGATTCTCTGCAACCGAATTTCTTTTTACGGTTCCCCAAACTTCATAACCTTTATCTAATAAAGTTTCTGCTAAATATGAACCATCTTGTCCATTTATACCTGTGATTATTGCTCTTTTACTTTCTTGCATTTTCGTAATTGTTTATAAACCAATTTACCGTTTCTTTAATACCAACTTCGATTGGTGTAAATTCAAAATCAGGTAAATACTTTTTAATTTTTGAGTTATCTGATGGTTTTCTAAATTGACCATCTGGTTTTGTGTCATCAAAGATAACTTTACCTTTGAAGTTAAATTCTTGTACTAACAAATCTACCAAATCTCTAATACTAATTTCATGTGATGTAGATAAGATAATAGGTTCGGTTTCTTCATATTCTTCCAATACCCATTTTGTTAGTTTTGCAATATCTTTAGAGTAGATAAATTCTCTTAGTGGTTTACCAGTTCCCCATACCACAAAATCTTCACCAGTCTTCATTGAGTTATACATCTTATGAATCAACATTGGCATTACATGACCATGAACTAATGAGAAGTTATCGTTAGGACCATAAATGTTCGTTGGTATTACTGAAGTGTAGTTTACTCCATATTGTTCTCTATATGCATTTATTTGAACATCTGCCATTCTCTTTGCATAGGCATAAGCATTGTTTGAAAAGTGAGGTTCTCCTTTGTGAATTTTTGATTCAGTAAGTGGGTATTCCACATCATCAGGAAATACACAAGTTGATAAAAAAGATACTAACTTCTTAACACCACTTTTTCGTGCTTCTTCAATTACATTGGTATTCATCATAATGTTATCATAAAAATACTCTCCCTTATGATTCATATTACCACCAACACCACCAACTTTACCAGCACAATGAATTACATGAGTTGGTTGATGATACTCAAACATTTTTCTTGTTTCATTGGTATTGGTTAAATCATACTCTCTTCCAATTTTTACATCTGCTTCGAGTGCAGAACCAACCAAACCTTTACCACCTGTTACTAATATTTTATTTTCCATTAAAAACTTGATTTATCGTTAGCATATTGAGATTGTGGATTCATGTAAGGTCTTGTTGGTCTTCCATGTACAAATTCATCTAAAGATGAACCACAATCAATATATTGATTATTTGGATTTGCTTCATACATTCTATGAATCAAAATTTCAGAAACAGGTCCTGCTGATACAAAGAATGTTTTATTTTCTATCTGACTAACATAATCTATTAGTTGAGTTATATAATCTTCTCCCAACTCCATAAAATAAGAAATACAATCATCTGGAAATGGGAATATTTCTGCTACTTTGAATGGGAAGTTTTGAGGTTGTGCTCTATGATTACAAATCAAATAAATTTCTTTATCTATACTTTTATAAAAATCTTTCATCTTTTGATAATTTGCATTTATCCACAAATTAGCAAATGTTAGATTTTTGTTTGGAATTCTTTCAGTTAAAAATTCATAATCTGAAATACTATCACTTTTACCCGATATTGCGAAGTGATAATTTTCTTCACTATGATTTAATGATTCTAAAAGTTGTTCTCCTATTGGAGTCATTCCACTTGGGGCAGACCACTTGTCTACCATAAATGCCTGTGAATTACTACCTATTGGATTTCCTCTCATTAACTGAACTTCACCATCTGCGTATCTTGCATAAGCAAAGTTAGTATCTGATTTAATCAAATTAGTGTAATATTCAAAATCCGTATCAAATTTACTCATTTCTTAAAATGTTTAATACCTTATCAGATGTGAAACCATCACCATAGGGACAATTTTCACTAATATAAGGATTTTCTATTAGTTTTCCAAATAATTCACTCAAATCTTCAGGTGAATCACATAAATGCAAATGTCCTGTATCAATACCTTCGGGTCTTTCAGTTGTTTTTCTACATACGATTACTTTCTTATTAAAGAAAGAACCTTCTTCTTGCAAACCACCACTATCTGAAATGATTAGGTTTGATTTAATTAGAGTGTTAATCATATGAGTATGCTCCATTGGTTCAACCACAGTTACATTTTTTAGAATGTGTCTATGTTTCTTTACATTTGGATTTGGATGGATTGGTAATACAAATGTGTAGTGTGGATATTCAATTGCTAACTTTTCGATTTCAGTAAACCACCTATCCATCCAATGGTGATTTTCTCTACGATGTAGTGTAATCAGAATAATATTTTCCATTGTAGGTTTTGGAAAATCTACTAAGTTATCTAATACTGAATTACCAACTACATGAATGTCACCATGTACTTTCTCATCTTTCAGATTTTGTGCCGATAATTCGGTTGGTGAGAAGTTTACATCTGCAATTCTTGCAATCATTTGTCTATAACCCTCTTCAGGATATGGATGTTGTAAATCACCACTTCTCAATCCTGCTTCTAAATAATATATTTTTATTTGTCTATTGAATGCTGCCAAAGCACATCCAAATGCCGAACCAGTATCACCTTGTACTAATACACCTCTAAAATCCCCATTAGGGAATTGAAACATACAATCTGAAATAATTGAATCTAATCTATTGTAAGTTGTAGTCATATTGATTTGATAATCAACTTCAACATCTTTCAACAAATCCGTATGTTGACCTGTAAATAGAAGTTTGTATTCACTCCTATCCATAAGTTTAATCAATGGTTTAATTTTCAACCATTCAGGTCTTGTTCCAAAACAAAGTAATATTGGTTTATTTTTCATATATCAATTTCCAACCTTTCATTCGTTGTTCTCTAAAATACTGATTCATTAAATGTTTGAAAGGTGTTCCTTCAACATTTGCTTGATTGGTTTCCCATAAAGAGTTCTCATCTCCACCATAAGTTCCACCTTTAAGACTTCCCCATAGTTCTTTATCTGATATTGGATGTGGTGGTACATAAGTTTTTATACCTGCGTACTTTTGTAACATATATGAGAAGTGCATATCTTCACCACAAGTGTTGTACTTTGGGTCAGGTAATTCTCTTACCATATGAGATAACCATTCTTTCTTAAAGAACCAACTATGTCCAACTAAATCAACTTGAACTACTTCGGTATTGTTACCTCTATCAGGCCATCCCACTCTTGCATAAGGTTCGTAGTATGAAGAATTTTCAGGTGGATTTGGTCTTGGCCAAACTAAACCAACAGTTCCTAATAAACCTTCATGAGTTTTCATTGTATTCATACAATTCTCTAACCACTTTTTACCAGGAATTGTATCATCATCAAATACACAAATATATGGATTTCTTGCATTAAAAGCATAATAAAATCTTGCCCAAACTCCAAAGTTGTAATTACAATATGCTACTGGAATTTCGGTTCCAATATCATAGTTTATATCATCATTATCACCTGGATTGTTATACCACAAAAGTATCTCATCTGGTGGTAGGGTTTGGTTTTTTAATGCTTCTAATTGTTCATTTAGGTTTTCACCTCTCTTATAACCATTTAATACAACTGTAATCATATCTTATTTTTCATTTCAGTTAACCAAGTTTTCTTGGTATAATAACTTTCATATTGTTGTCTTGCTAATTTACTACATTGATTATAAAAATCTTTGTTCTCTTTTAATTTTTTAGCAAGTTCTCTTGCACTTTTAACATCATCAACATCAACCGATGTGAGTGGATGTAGAGTTTTTTGAGTATCTACTTTTACATTTCCAATCACAGGAATACCAAAGTATGCACAATTAAGTGAAAATGTTCCTGCTGCTACTGTTGGCATTAAATGAACTGCATATTTGAACTTAGATACTTCTTTCATCCAATCAATCCAAACCATTCTATCAAAGTGATTCAAATCTTCCATTGCTCCTTCGTTACTTCTCTTAGCATGAGATTCTTGTCCCCAAATAGGAACACCAAATTCGGTTGCAACCATATAAGATTCAAAACCACCATACCATCTTGCAAAGTTACCACCAATTAAAACTTTATCTTCGGGTTGTGAAGAAATACCTCTTATTAAATTTTCAATCATTAGAGTTCGTATAACTTCAACTTTTTTTGAAGGAAATAAACCTTTGTAATAGTTTATATCTGATTCATTGTGTGCAAAGATACCATCGGTTTTTGCTAAGAAATTGTAGAATTGAATCTGGTCTATAATTTCATAATCATTCCACCACCAATGAGGACCTTCTTGGATATAATAAACTTTCTTATTAACACTTTTAAGAACATCAACAATTGGTTCTTGTAAATAATTTGAAGCAGGATTTAATCCATCAGTTATCTTTGAACCTTCTGCAGATAAAAATAATTTACCTTTTGGAAAAATTATAAAAACTACATCAAAATCACTAACAGATTTATAATTTGCTAAAGGATAGTGAACCGCATCTAAAGCATTCATCCAAGCAAACTCTGTTCTCGCATTGGGGTGAGTATTTGGAATAACACCCTCAAATCCCATTTCAGTTAGAAATGCTACTTTCATATAGTTTCGTATAACTCGTTTTGTTTTTCTTGTCTTTGGATATCCTTTGGGTGATACAATGCAAATTGTTCTTCTAATGGTAAATAAGTCATTGTGTTGTAACCTTTGATTCTCTCATGTACTTTACCTTCCCATTCAATTTCAGAAGTTCTACGATAGATTCTTGTTTGTACATCAGGCCAATTTACCCATCCTTTTTCATTTACATTCCATCTCCATTTTTGGATATGTTCTTGTGTCAATCCTTCAACTGTGTTTACTCTTGGTACAAAGAACAAATCAATATCTTTGTTTGCTTCTAACAAATCGTGCATATTTGTAATCAAATATTCTGATGGTAATTCATCTGCATCAATTTGGAAAATAAAAATACCTTGAGCATGATTCTTTAAGTTATTTTTATAAGATGCAAAATCTTTATTAAGTGGGAATCCAATCACATTTACATTATCATGTAAATCATTAATGATTCGTAAATAACCCTTTACATCTTCAGTAACACCACCTTCATCATATTGAATCAGAATCTCATCATCTGATTGAATTCTTGGATGAAGGAAGTTTATTAATTTTGTAATCTCATTTATTTCATTACAAACTGTAATTGCGTATGTAACACTAACCATAATACTTCTTTAATGTTTCTTTATTAAAAAATAATTCAGTAGCATATTGAATACCATCTAAATTATAAGTTCTATACGCTGCTCCCTTTCCTATAAATTTAGGAACACTTTTTACATAAGCATTGTATACTCGTTGTCCACCAATATCATAAGGTTTACCAATCCTATATAATCCAATAGGTTCATCACGGTCTAAACTTGATGTATTTTGTATTCCAAGTTTTTTGAACCATTTGAAAAAGAAATCTGGTATAATATTCGATAGTTTAAGTGCGGATACTTTTCGTTTATATACACCTGTTACAAATATGATAGTTTCTTCAGTACCTGCTAATCTACCAGATTTTCCATCGGCATACTTGTAAGTACTAATCTTATAAACACCATATGGTTTTATATCAGTTTTAGCAATTCGAGTTCCCGAACCTTCTTGTAACAACCTATATTGTGGTGAATAATTCATTATACTTTTTTAAGTTTAGGTAACTGCATTTTTTGTTTATTCAACTTAGGTAAGTTAAATGGTTTTACTTGTGGAACCGATGATGTATATTTTTCCATCATCTCAACAAATACCTCATCCATTTTATCTAAGTTAAAGTTTTGTTCAATGTTTGTTTTTAATCCCGAAGATTGTTTCAAAAATGAATCATACTCGTTAAAAACTTTATATAATTTATTTGCTGCATCCGAGTAGTTTACAGTAAACCATTGTGATTCTTTTAACAAGAATTTATCTGATGCGGATTCATGTACATTTGTAAGTGAACCATCTAAATAAACAGTATTTTCTTTTGGTAAAAAATCAGTATAACCACTCCAACCACTAACGATAATAGGTTTACCTGTTGTTGCAAATTCTGCAAGTGGTCTACCATAACCCTCACCTTTGGTAAAGGATACCATTGCTTTTACTTTTGGATGATGATACAAAGATGCCATTTCATCTTCAGATAAATCACCATGTAGTAAATAAATTTTAGGAATATCTACTCCTAATGATTTTACGGTATTTTCAATTTTTTCTCTAATATTTTCTCTATCAATTACTGAAAACCCTGCGTGAGATGTTTTTAGAATAAGACCAGGTCTTTTATCTTCTGGTAAGTACTTAAATACCGTTGAGAAAGTTTTGATAACCATACCAATATCTTTTCTATCTTGTCCTAAATCTCCTTTTAACCAATGTCCTACGAATAAGAAGTTAAAATCAGTTTCTAATTTATCTAACTCAGAAAGTTCAACATTTGGATTTGAATAAATTGATGTGTTAACTCCCTCAAAAAGAACTTCAATTGGTTTTGTAATTCTATGTTCATTTATTACTTGACCCGTTTGTTTATTCTTTTCTTGGTAACCGGTTTGTTGCATTACTTGTTTTGTAAACTGAGATGGTACAATCACTAAGTCCATTTTATTAGACCCATCTATAAATTCTCTTGGAATCAAAGTAGTTTCTACACCAGCAGTAATACCAATATTGTAATTACCCTTTGCTTCGAATTCATTAGCAACAGACATCTGCATAAAAATATCTGGTTTTCTATCTACTTGAGTTACTACATTAGAAAATACTTGTTTTCCAAATTCAGAAGTTGGGTCTACCTGATTTTGTGGAGTATTTCCCCAACGAGTTGGTACAACTTTTACATCGTATTTATCCATTTTGAATAAACTTTTCAAAATATCTCTCGAATGGTCACCATAACCACTTCGGGTAAATACAGGTGCTTGATATACTAATAAAGGTTTGCTCATAACTTTTTATCTTTTATATGCGGTAATATTTGTAATTTGGTAATTTTCGTTGAAAGTAATTACATCCATAATTTTCAACTTTTCTTCACCAATTGTAATTGTAATTTCGTTAAATGTTTTATCATTAGAATGGTAGATAGTGTGTACATCTAAAGTAAAATCTAAATCAAATAAAGATGCGTTTGCATTTAGTACTTCTTCTCTACCCTTGATATCAATATCCCAATCAACTAAATGAATATCTGAGGAATAAAGATGAGATAATCCTCTGATATCTTTATTTCTGAATTTTTCGAAATATTCTTGTGATTTTTTAATGTACATCATATTATGAAATTTTGAATAGTTCGTGTCTTTTTCTTGGTTTCCAATTTTCAAAGGTTCCTTCAATACCATCTACCAAAGTTTGACACATATTAGTATTTACTAATCCCATTTCACCTTTGAACATTTCTCTACCTTTCAATCCATTTTCTTTTAGAGTTTCTTTTGGAGTATTATAGACTTCTTCCATTTTTTCTGCTAACTCGAAAATATCTACCTTATCATCCCAAATATATGGGGTTGGTATAGAACCTGCCATAGTTTGTGCTCGACTCCATACTGGAGTTGCCCATTCACCTGGTTCTACTTTGTCTTCCCACTTTCTCCACTCGTGTAATGAACCAATTTCTTTGTAATCTTCTGCTGTTACAAGTTCACCACTATCTTTATATCTAAAACCTATTTGGTCTTGCAATCCACCAGTTACATTTACCATAATTGGAGTTCCTGCCATTACTGATTCTG